ATTAGCACTCATAGCCCTACCGCATCGCTCTTTCTGTTTTGGTGTGTGGTTTTTGCGTAATCGTCCGCATTTCGGGCAGTTTTTTGGGATGATTGTTATCATTCAAAAATCCCATCCATAATAAACAAAACTATGTGCAGCTTGCTTTACCCAAACATCAATATCACTATCTTTTATCTCGTCATCTTCAAAAAAATCAATCATAAATCCCTTGTCAACTAACCATCGCTTAAAATTACTAGCAACTATTTTATAGCTTAATTCAGGTTCATTTTTTGATTTGAATCCACTAACAGCAAGGGCGTTAATAGCATCATTAATTAATTGTTCTTTGCTTTTTTCTTCTAATAGCGAAAGAATATCAAAATTATCATCCATTTAACAATCCTCTAAATATTCAATTAGTGCGTCTCTGGCATCATGCCAACAATAAAATATACCCACCTTAAATCTACCTTGAATTTCTACAAACTCTAAAAAACTTTCTTGCTCAGGCGATAATTTACCTTGCCCATATTTCATTTCAATATAAAAACCGTGATAGCCACTTCCTTTATGGAGTTTATCTAGCTGTTGCATTACAGGCAAAAACAAATCAGGAACGCCTTTTTTAACGCCTTCTGCTTTCATTTTTACAGCCACAGCCATTGCTCTATCACCACCATTTGGGACAGCATACAGCCATTGTAATAAAGGGTGACGCTCTTTAATTTCTGGTTGATTAGTCCAGTCAATTAACGCGGCTTGCTGTAAATGCTCACTGTTTAAATATTCCAGTGGTCGGTCGCTTAAGCGGGTTGGTTTAGTTGTCATAATTAAAACACCATTTAAAAAATGGTAACTGTGAATAATCACAATCCATTAATATTGAAAAATCAAGAACGGCGCGAGAAATAGATTTATTTTTATATTTTGATTTTTTTTCAATCATTTTTACGCCATTTTTTATTATCCTTGTTACATAATAACCATTTACAAAACAAGTTATAAACTCTATTTTTGATATGACCATTCTTTAATCCTCAAAATCTATTGCTTCAATTTCTTTAAATTTACCGTTCATTGTGTAGGTAAACCCGACTATTTTCTTCAAAAACGCAGCTCCTTTAGCATTAAAAAATTCTGCAATTTCCTCAATCGGTTTATCAAAATACCCGACATTTTGCAGCTTGTAAAAATCAGCTTCACGCTTAAAAAACATTCTCAATTGTGATAAAGCAAAACCTTTAGCAGAATTAAGTGGAAAATACTTGATTATTAAAGCCGCGCTGCTATCATCATAAAAACTGACTTTTAAACTTGCTGGCTTTCCCTGTTTTTCGTGAATATCCCAAAAAACAGACAGTACGGACATGTGAACAGGATCGTTTTTAACCTGACTTTCAAGTAATGCGCTGGCGGTTGATAGGGTGGTGTATTTATCATCACCGCCTTTTATTTCAAACAGTTGACCGCATGATGTGCAGCTTTCAGCACTTATCCAATTTAATTCTTCACAGCCTTTGCCGTGTTTATTTTCCACACATATTTTAGTAGGGGCTTCACCGTCACCAGCTTGTTTTACAATTGGATTATCAATAGTACCTAAACGAAAAGCGTTAGTGCCATAATCAAGGATAACAGCATATTCCTTGCCTTTGCAAAGTGTTAAAGGTCTGCCAAACACCTGAATATATTTATTCATGCTTACTGTAGCAAATAACGCAGCAAGACAATCAATCGAAGGTTCATTGTAGCCAGTTGTGAGAACCATTATATTTACTAGATACTTTGGGTTATCGTAGTCAATTGGTTCAGCAAACCATTCTAATGTATCATCCCTATCGCTTGAATTGCCCGTAACCAATCGGCAATTAGGCAATAATTCCGCTATGTGTTCAGCGTTTGCAATCGTGCTTGCAAAAACAATAATTTTTCCGCGCCGTTCACGCTTTACGACTTCAATAATTTCAGCACACGCACTAGGAATAATAACTTCAAATTTATCACCCAATTCTTTATTGGAATAATCACCGCCTGTTTTTTTGACACCAGTTAAATCCGCTTGAATTGCGCTACCAACACATTTAGGCGGACATAAATAACCCTGTTCTATAGCAGTTGATATTTTTAATTCATAGCAGATATTAGTAAACAGTGGTGGAATAATCTCATATTCACCGTTATCCTGTTTTTTGCCTTTTGTTGCCCACGTTAGCATTCCTTGCCCCTCACGAAACGGAGTTGCGGTTAAACCAATTATTCGCATTTTAGGATTAATTAATAACAGATAATCAATTACTTTTTTGTACTGGCTATCATCATCCGAGCTAATCCTATGCGCTTCATCAATTACCAATAAATCTACCCTTACACATCCTTCAACTCTGTTTGCTATCGTTTGAATCCCAGCATAAACAACTTGGTGATTTAAGTCGTAACTACCAAGACCAGCACTACAAATCCCAACGTCTAATAATTCGCCGCCTTCAACGCTATCAATAAAAGCTTGTGCGTTTTGGCTGACCAATTCTTTTGAATGAGTAACATGGAGTATTCTACGACCCGCATTAACCGCCATAATTGACAGCATCACTGTTACTAATGCCTTACCCGTCCGAGTTGGAAAAACAATCAATGGCTTATTATACGGTGTTTCTTTCAGGCTTTGCATTGATGCCACGATACCGTCGTTTTGATAATATCGCGGCGTTATATGTTCTTTTAATTTTAAATCCATAATTAATAGCTCTTAATCGGTATTTTATTAAATTCAGCATAATCTTTAGCAGCAAAGATTAATTGGCTGTTATATTCTTTTGTGCTATCAAAAGTTATGATTGCACTATCTCCATTGTCTAAACAATCACTTAATCTTTGATGAGGCATTCCACAGCAGAATCCTTCTGATTCTGCCCATGCTGTAAAATTTATATATAAATCTGAATATTCAGCAGGGTTTAAAGATTCCATCATTGAAAATCTTATTTCATGAGTTTCGCGTTTGTTTTTAAGTGCATTCAAAACACAAGCTTTCATTTTTTCAATGTCCGAATAGTATTTTGATGTGATGATTGACACAAAAAATAAAGGCTTTTGATTGTTTATAGTGACCGGAATGTCACTTGCATAATGCCGTGTTAAAAACTCCTCTCTACCGTACAATTCAGCCATGATTTTACTCCAAAAGGTTTGCACATCCTTGTGCGTGAAAAGGTCAAGTATCAGAAGGGAATGTCGCTATTAAAATCAGCACCACTACCAGCGATTGCCTCGCCAATTGATTGGTCAAAATTCAAAATATCAGCAGCAAGCGCATGTGAACCTGCGTTATTTAATGCCGGTTTTGAGCTATGCGTAGCAGGCTGAACCGGATTTTTTAACGCTATTACAGGGGCTAAGGTTAATAAATACCGATTCAATTCAACTGCCTGAGCATTATCGCGTTTTTCCTGTGCTGTTTGACCAGTGGCAACAAAAAAACACATCCGATAAGTCGGATTTGTCGTTACTGCACCGTTATATAAGCCCTCTTCCATTTGAAAGACAACACCTAATTCTTTGTTACACAAAGGCTGATAAATGCCGTTTTTATCAGCATCCATTGTTTCAATACCAGCACACAACATAATGCTATTGACTTCGGCATAAGCGCGTTCAATTTGTGCAGCGTCAAATTTCGGGCTGTTAATGCAAATATAAAAAATCGCTTTTTTTCCGTCTTTACTTTCGACTTCAAATTTTATTGACTCACTGCCTTTTGCTTCGTTCAGGTGAACCGAAGCACTCAAAATCTTGCACGGATAAGCACCTGTTTCACGGATATATTGCGCGTGTGTCGCTAATTTTGAATCGGGTTTTAAGCTAAATAATGCCATTTTTCTTTCTCCAGTAGTTACTTCATTAAATTAAAAATTTCTTTTCCAGAGTCGCCTTCAATTTCATAGCCAAACTCCATACCGTTTACATTCGAGTTTTTAGCCTCAAACGCTGACCTGCTTTGTGTGTAAAGTACGCGACTAGGAGCATCATCAACGCCTAATGCCCTTGTAATAAACTTTCTGTTTTTACCCGCTCCTTTAGCCGCTGTCTCGGTTACTGCTACCATTTGCATAAAAAACGCAAAGTCACACCATGCCATAATAGCTTTTACCGCACTGTTGTTTTTTTGGTCAAAAGCATCAAGCGCGTAAATGTTAAACTCCTCACCGACTGGTGGCTTATATGCTTTAACAACCGCATGACCATTTAAGATGATGTTCATGTTTTTTCTTTCGCTGATAATATCTAGCATCTTAAGCACTTCATGCCATTTTTTCATTGCGTAAGAGTAGCCAGTACCCCAACCATAATCATCAAGCGATTCAGCTATCGTGCCGTTTGAATCTTTTGGAATCGTGGTTAGCACTTCATTTTTTATAAGTTCGCCCAATCCACTAACGCTATCTATTACCAATGTTTTATAGTCATGCTTAAGCATGACAACATCACGCAGTTGTTGAACAAACATTGCAAACGATGTAGCTGTTTCAAAACCATCCACATTCAAAAAATTCAGCCTATTTTCAAGTGGGCTAATAAACAATGGCTTAGGTGCTAACGCCGATAAGCTGCTTTTGCCTGTTCCAGCTTGGGCATAAAATAAAGCCTTAAAAACACGCTCTTTTTTTGCTCTAAGCAATGAATTAATATCACTCATAATCTAGCCTCCCGTTCATACTGATACGC